TGTTCTGTACAGCTCCTTCGTCAGTATACTCTTCGCCGGTTGGTCCATTTATCGGTTTATCAATAAGACCTTTTCTTGCCTGCTTTCCGACAATACGATAGCCAGTGATATGTTCAACTAATCCAAACATGATCTTGTCTGTATTAACAGTCGTCATCTCATAGAAAGTATCGCCAAACTGAAAGAAATCACCTTCTTCTACAACTATACCGCGATCGATAAGATCTCTATAATGAAGATATATCTCGATCGAGGATAAAGCTTGATGACCGTAACGATCAGTTAATTTTTCCGATGGGTTCCACTGTACTCTACAGTCGATTTCTACCGGTGGATCGAATACTCTCTCAGTCATTTCGTCATATACATTTTCAGCGTCTGATAAATCTAGCCTAGGCTTGTAGTAATAAATTACTTGACCTATTACATCCTTTGTAATTTCTTTTGTTACATCAGATATAAAATCTATCTCTCTTGCTGTTATAAATAATCTAGCCATGCGTGATCTCCTATCCTATCATGATTGACTTGCCGAATGGAATAGGAACTAACTTTAATATTCTGGTCAGTGTCTCAGCCTCAGCCGCCTGAGCTTCAAGCAACTTATCATAAGTCAGACCATCTAACATTTCTTTTAACTCTGATCTTAAACGATCCTTTTCTGAAGATGCCTCGCTTTTTAGATCAGATGCGTTTAAACTTAAATCTCCATTAGGAATAGGAATAGAAGAGAACTTGCCCCTCACCTGACCTAAAACTTCTTTGGCTAAAGCGCACGTGAATTGCCTGATCCACTGTTTACCCATTGAGTTGATCTTAGCATACTCTATATTTCCGAAAGGTACATTCTGAGGACCTGAAACTCCGTATATAGAATCGTCTTGGTACGCTGGACTTAAACCGTCCATAGCATAACCGACGCGGATCCATAATTTTTGCCCGTCAATACGAGATGATGGCTTAGGAAAGATTCTTAACTTAGTACCAATAAGCTCATATGAGTAATTTGATCTTCTTACTCTATTCGATGTGTCCATCTGCTGTTGCCTTAAGACGTCTTCAAAAACTGGAAGAACATAGAAAACTGTCTCTGGAGTGAATGACTCAAAAGAAAACTCGTTATTAAGATAATTTATTGCTGATGTTGTATCAAAGAATCGATAGGCTGCCTGAGCTGAAAAGTGATATATATCGAATATTCTTAACTTTGTTTTTGCCCCGGATGACTGATTATCAAATAACGCGGTACCGGTTGTAGGATCCTTAAGATCCGTGTGTATGTCATAGTCCTGTTTTGATCCGGAAAGAGTTATCGATCCGGACACAATGTTATGAGATCCTCCGACAGCTGCATGTGATGCATACGGTTCAGCTTTTCTCATGAGAAATTCTAAAGTCTCTCTTGGCAGCTTATTCTCTGATCCAGACATTGATCCTGTTGCTGCGCCCATTAAGTTTCCCAATTGGGACTTTGTCATGTATTCGTTTATATATTTACTATATTCAAAGACAGATTCCTCAAAGCACATCCATACTTGTTTTGAAGTTAACTCGACGCTTAATACGTCGTCACCCAGCTTTCTTTTTACAAAAGTAATCATAGAATCCGCGTCAGATTGGAAGTCTGTGTCGGAATCGAATACTCCAAAAGGAGTTGGACTTACAGTGTTTGCAAATGTTGCCACGTTTTTTCTCCATTCATGTTCGTTTATAATTATGCATATAAATCCCAAACAACCCTGAACTAGTTTCTATAAGGATAACTTTCTATCCGCAAAACTTACACGTGACGATTCTCTAACATGAATAAAAAAAAATAAAAAAAAATATCGGCCATAATAACCGATATTCTGTATTGTTTACATACGATCGGTTATTATGATTAATTTTCAGAGCGAAAGATTCTGTCTTTTCTCAGCCATTTCCACATTTTATCAACGCGTGGATCAACAGCTGCAGCGCCACCCGAAGCTTTTGCTTCGCATTTAGCAGCCAATTCAGCATGTTCTTTTTCAGACTTAGCACAATGTTCTTTTAATTCTTTCTTAAGTTCCTCAACTAGCTTTTCCAAACCAGTGACCTTTGCTTCAAGTTCAGCGTGTCCGTGAGCGGCAACAGCGTCTGCCTTAGGTGCAGCAGCTTTAGTAGTTGTCTTTTTTGATGTAGCCATTTTTCTCTCCTGTTCTGGGTATATTAAATGCTATCTTCTATAAGTATGTTTCACTTTTATAAAATCTAATAAAAAACCACCCAACCAATCAAGGAAGGGTGGTTGATTATTATCTACTGTCTAATTTAGACTATTATACGCTATCAGGTACAACAGTTGCAACGGAAGTCACGTGGTATGCGTTATCTCCAGTTTTCACTGCCCAAAGCATCGCATTGGCGGCAACAGCTAATTCTGCCGCAACAACGCCCCCGGCATTGGTGACAGCCACATTGTTAATTGTTGTAGCGGTTGTTCCATCTCCCTCTGCAGAAAGTTCAAAGCCGCCTGAAAGATCTACAATAAGACATGTCCATCCGGAAGGAACTAGGTCTGGGCTAGGAAGATAAATTCTATCGTCCGCATCGTTAGTTTGAGTCACTGTCACAAGGTTTGAACCAACCAAGATTCTGGAAGCTTCAGCTGCTGCTCCAGCGGCTGGAGCTGTCATTGCTTGGGTTGATGTGAAAGCAAGATTAACACCATCACCTAATGACAATGCATTGTTCACTGGGCCTGTTGTGCTTGTTTGTTGAAATAGACCTTTGGTCTTAGTCACTTGTACTTTTGGCATAATTTTTCTCCTTAAAATGTTTTGAGATTACTTGTCCACATGATTCCCTAGCGAGCGTGTGGGGTCCGCCTTATGTCCGTGCTAGGGGCTTAATAGTAATTATCGATTACCCAATATAATACCCAAGTTATTTTATTTTTATAATAAAAAAGGCCGCACAAAAGTGCGGCCTCCGTGTTTAGAACACTCTAATCAGATTAGATAATGTTCATATCCAAACAAGTTACAGTTCCGTAGAAGTCTGAACGAACCATCTTCTTACCGTAACGAGTCATCACACCCTTACGAGGAGTGAAGTCCTCAGGAGCGAAGATTGTAGGTGTAACAATCAAAGGAACGTAAGGAGCATAGACATAACCTGTTTCGAGGTATGATCCACCTTTGTATCCAACGAGGATCTTGTTACGTGGGAAGTAAGGATCTTTGTAAACTGTGAAACGGTTAGACAATGAACCAACTTTCTCAGCACCGATAGTCATTCCAGCGCCAGCTTGTCCGTCACCGTCAAGGCTGTAAACAGGCTTGTACAATACAGAGCTTTCAAGGATAGTAGCAACATCAGGTCCAACCACGATGAAGTTAGCAGATCCACGAAGAGTCTTACGATGAATAGTGTTAGCAGCGTCGATGATAGTCTCGATAAGAGTCTCGTACCATTCGCGTACTGTACCAGTGAATGAAGGACCGCCAGCCAATGAAGAAGCCTGGTTAGCAGCAACACCAGTTTCTTTGTTTACGAACTTACCAGGAGCACGTGACCAGAAGAAGTTAGCACCGTTTGCTTGAGTCAACAAGTCGTTCAAGATTTCGCGATCAAGTTCAAGAGCGATCTGCTCAGAAAGGATCTGAGTCAATTCAACTTCTGCATCCAATGAGTGGTACGCGTTCAAGTCTTGAGCAAGCTCTGGAGACCAGCGTGCACGCAACTTACGAGTTACAGCAGTTACAGACAAAGATTCAATCTTGATGTCGATTTCAGGAATAACTGGAGCTTGAGCTGAACCGAGTCCTAAGTTAGACTCGAAAGCAGGAATAGTTAATGCATCACCGACAGTGCTGTCGATATCAAGATCAGAACCGAGAACGAATGATACGTTAACATCATCATTCACGTCGCCGCCAAGAGCACCAGAACCGCCAGTACCAGTTCTAGAAGCAGATCCAGTACCGATCAATGTCATAAGAACATATGCATCAGATGTGGATGTAGTAGCCAAAGGCGCTGCAGAAACAACGTTTGTTGACGGAATAGATACCAATTGGTTCAAACGACGCAAGTTACGAATACCGTTTCCAGCTTGGAAAGTAGCAGGTACGACCTCAGGAGCCACACCATCGATATTAATAGTAGATGCATCATCCATAGAAAGAGCGACGTCTTTGACCATGGTAAGATCTGCAGAGAAACCAGAACCAGTCAAGTGTGATACAGCTACACGAGCAAATTGCACGTGAGAAATAGTACCAGCCTCAAGAGCAGTAGTTACCTGTGGATCAAACTGCAAGAATCGACCAGCAGCACCAGTCAACTGAGTAGCTGAAGTGATGATGTTTCCTTTTTCCCATTTTCCGTTAGAAGCTACAATACCGAATTCAAGAGATGCAGCTGCATCGACACCGGTAAATTCTACTTCAGCGTGACGACGAGAGAAACCAGAGCCGGCAAGATCATATTGACCGCCAACTGCATAAGATCCTTCACGTACAGACTTTCCAGTAGGTGAGTTGTAGATTGATTGTCCAGCAGCGTAAGTAGCAGCATCATCTGAACCTGTGTCAACTTCACCGTTTGCAGATCCGTAAGTGTAATCTAAGTAGAACAAAAGTCCACTTGGAAGTGACATTGGCTGAATGGACACAAGGTCGTTAGCAACCAATCCACCGAATACACGACGAACGATTGGAAATGCGATGTTTTGGAATCCACGTATGTCGCCAGAAGCAGCACCAGAGGTTCCTAATGTGTTTGCTTCGCGAAGGGCCTGAGCAGCTTGGTTTTCCAAAAGAACTGCCATGTTTTCGCGTGATTGGTCTTGAAGACCTCTAAGTAGACCGGTTCGGTTCCACTTTTCTGTCAACCGTTGGTGCTGAGCGCCCATGTGGCGCTGACGGATACCTTCGGTCAACTGATTTAATGTAAAAGACATGATTAATACTCCTTTAAAGTTTTTGTCTTGTTTTATTATTTTAGTTGATTACTTCTTGATACCTGCCAAAGTGGCCCAACGATCCAAACCCTTGCTTGACTTAGCCGGTGCTGATGACCGGGCAGGGCTACTTGCGGAACCGCCGCGTACCAATCCTTCACTTAAAGTAGAAGTTCCAGTCTTAGACTGAGCTCTTCTTCGAAGGCTTTCGGTTAGGCTAGTGTATAACAGCTTAGCTTCTCTTTGCGTCTTGGCATTATCAAGAGCCTCGACAATCGCACGTTGTTGCTTAGCATTCAAGTCGTGTTGTTGCATTAACTTATTAACGTAAAGTAATTTGGCATTGAACAGATTTGACTCATTTAACTCTTTCTTAGCCGCAACTGCAGCTCTTTTAGCTTCCATGAGTTCTTTTCTTTGTTTTAAAGATCTTTTTTTAGATTCAGCGATTCTTCTCTGACGACGTCTTCTTGCCTCAGCCACGGCACGCCCAGAAACTTTTCCGCCTCCAAAGTGGCTAGCCAT